ATCTGTTTCGCGTGGCCCAAAAAAGAGAATCAAAACTCTGGCAACGAATAAAAAAATTAAAGCTGGATGCACAAATTTTCCGCATAGAATCTAATACAATTAATGGAATACCGGATGTTTATATTTTGTATAAAGGTCGTACGGTTTGGATAGAACTTAAATCAAATGATCTCAAGAATTATGGTCTGAGTAAGTGGCAAATCAATTGGCATTTGACTCATTTGAAAAATGGTGGCACAGCGTATATCTTGGGCTCGGGGGTCAAGCAACGAGCCCTTAAACTTCTAGAGATTAAGGGAAGGGGATCCGTGAGCCTCGTCTCGGTAGCCTCGGATACTGAAGCTGGATTACGTAAACTAATTCTCCGGGCCCTGGGAGCTGCATGATGCTGAACCGGAACTGGTTCGGGTTTGCTCGTTCTCGTTCTCGCCTCGTTTCCCGTGCGCCCTCGTTAACTAAACTACACTGGGCCGGGCTCCTGCAGCTCAGGATGCAGATGCAGCCCACGCTTCTCGTCTCGCCTCGCCTCGTTTGAAAGGCGCGTGGGAAGTAAACTCATGAGCCCATCAGGAGCTAGATGCGTACCGTGCTTCAGGAAAATTTAGGGCTTGACTATTATCCCATGATATCTTATATAGAGAATGCCGTGTTGTGGCCTAGCCCATAAAAACAGGATAAGCCATAGTGACGATTATGGCACGCTAGGAACCAGACATTGCATCGCGCGAAGCGACGGAGTTATTCGGATCAGTCTTCGCGCGTAAACATTGGATCAGATAAGGTGGCTAGGACTTTATCGTAGTAGAACCGACTCTAGCTGGTAGGTTCTACTGATCCCTGATCCATTAGGTTATTACCGATAATGCGTGCTAGCGTCCTAATGGGTCTGGGATCAGTTGTCTCGTCTCGCCTCGCCTCGTCCCGCTCGCCTCGTTTCTTTAAACTAAACAGCATCCTGCAGTCCCCCGTGCTTCGCACGGGGGGTGGACACAGCTCGTACCCTGAAGTAAGGTTTGTGTTGAGGCGTGGGAATTTTATTTTGTTAACTTTTTCCTTTCGTTCTCGCGCCTCGCCTCGCACCAAGCTGGTGCCTGGCGCCTTCAACTAAACTACTGGATCCAGACTCCGGCAGCTCCTGCTTCGAAAAATAAATTCATTTAAGTCTTGACTTCCCAGAAAGATGGGATATATATATCTGAAGCTCACGGGGGCATGCATATGCGTTACGGATGGATTAACTTTCACAATGCCACCATCACAGCCGGGCCGAAGGGAGACTGGAAGCTAGGCTGGTGAGCCCAACAAAAGGAGAAACATGAAAATACAAGAATGGCTCTTAGCCAAAGAGAAAGAAGAAGGTGCCGGTTCAACACTGATCAAGGACATCGCGCACCACGGATGCCAGGGCGGAGTCCCCGGTATAATTTACTACAACGAAACCACAGCATTCTATGCAGCGCATGAGGAAGAGATCTTCGAGCAGCTGGAGGATTACGCAGAGCAGGAAGGTTTGAAGCTTGGGGAAAAGGTACAACAGGTAGCACGTGATGCCGGCTCACTACGTCAGTTTAAGAACAACCTCGTTTGGTGGGCCGTCGAGGTCCGGGCCCAGCAGCTCCTGGATCAACGGGAAGCAGCGTGATGCTGATCATTTCCCTGTTGCTACTGTTTGCCTTCTTTTACCCATATCACGCGATGTGGATTTGCGCCATCGGCATGTGTTTACTTTAGAATCATTCTAGACTGGCTTCTCGCCTCGCTCGCCTCGCTCGCTTCGCGCGCGTTTGGTAAATAGATAGATCCCCTCTGGAGCTGTCGGCAGGAGCTTCTGCTTCTACCAGTTCAGTTTGGTACATAAAATTTTCTTGTTGCATATATCTTGGGATATGATAAGACAATACAAAAGGAGAAAATATGTTTGATGACTTTAAAGAAGAACTATTGAAACAAATGCCTATTAAATGTAGTAGGATTGTTCCATTAAAAACACCGTTAGAGAGCATACACGATATGCACTCTCTCGGTTGCTGGACTGCGATAGATCTATTTCGGTTTAGTAAAGAACACAAGCACGACACACCAGCACTATTCCTACTGCCGTTTGATCGCACATTGATAACGGAACGGTTTCAACAATTTTTAACACACGGAGAGAAAGCTGATATGATAATTGATGAAGATAAATCTTCTCGCTATGGTGCGTTGCATATCATTTGTGAGTTTACTACAACATTCTCAAAAGATATGATTGTGCCTATCATTCAAGGTATGTTGAAAGATATGTCCTCGCCGTACTATTCGTTTGTCTCGGAAAGTTGGGTGGTTAAACAGAAAAAGCCCTACGACCGTGAGCAAGACGGTATGCCGTCTGAACACCCTGACAGAGAGGAAAAGCTAATCATCTGCACATCTGACCCTACGCAGAATATTATGACTACGAAAGATATAGAAGATAATAAGTTGACAGGGGGTGGGGATTATCAAACCACAAAAGCTGATGTGTCGGTTGGTCGATTCTCGAATTTGTTCAAAGATGATAAAGAACATACAAGACACTAATGGGGATAGTGTGCCTTGCCTCGCCTCGCCTCGTGCGTGGTGGGGTTGGGTGTTTATTAAATAAACATAGTGCTACCCACCCACATTGGTAGCTGGGTTTGGGTTATTGATACAACTATAGGTTGTGTGGATAAAAAAGTTAATTATTTTGTTGTGTCTTATTTAGATAAGATGTAATTTGTTTGTGTCATAAATAAAAAACAAAGGAGTAGTTTATGCCAAAGCAAAAAACAAAACCTAGTTTAAGAATAGACAAAAAGATTAAGACTACAATCTTGAACTATGGTTTAATCAAAGGACAAATTAAATCTTTAACTAAACAAAAAGATTTAATTAAAGATGAAATACTTCCATACTTTGAAAAGACTAATGCAATTATGTTAGTTGGTTTAGATAAGTATGAGGGTTATGCTCAAAGAGTAAAAAGAAATAGTAAGAGGTTTAATCTTGCTAAGTTCAAAGAGCAAAACCCTAAACTATATGCTAGTTATTTAGTAGATAGTGAAAGTGTTGAAATCAAAGTAGATGTTAAACCTATTGAGGTTGTTAATGCCCAATAACAGTTTAATAACTTTGTTAGGTACTGACCTAACAACTAATAATGTTGGGCGTGAAGTTGAACGCCCAACACAAGCACAAACACCGATAGAGAAAAAAATAAACTATCAACTATTATATAAAATGGTTGAAAGTTCGGTTGAGGAAATTCTTTTAGAATATCCAGATGACCCTATCGTTGTTAAGTTAAAAGAAAAACTTTTAACTAATCTTAAACCAGTAATTAAACAGATATTACCGACTGAATAATTACTAATAGCCACGCGTTTAACCACGCGTGGCTACCATCTCACCTACCATCTCAACCACCTGAACTTCACCTGCCCGACACCTGTGATCCACACCTTCAGTTGAAGGAAGGCTCAATATGTAGTACAAATAAGATTGATGACCTACAATATCTGGTATGCCGTACAACCACGAGTTGAACAACAACGCGTGAACTTTAAGCGAGTTAGAAACACGTACGGGGCCCCAAATACTTATGGGACTCCTGAAAAAAAAATTTTAAAATTTTTAAAAGTCTAGGAAAATGAATACTGATTTACTATCAACCGAACAATTAAGAGACCGTGTAGAGAAGACTTGGTTGCAACATATTAAGCTTTGCCAAGATAATTTTATGTATTTTGTTAAAGAAGTATGGCCAGAATTTATATATAGAAAAACTAAGGAGCAATCTAGATGGGGGCATCATCAACTTATAGCAAATGAGTTTACAAACATATCTAATAATAGTCGAGGAAGACTTATTGTTAATATGCCTCCTAGACATACTAAATCAGAATTTGCTTCTGTTTATTTTCCTGCTTGGATGATGGGAAGAAATCCTAAAATGAAACTTATGCAAGTATCCCACAATACAGAACTTGCAACTAGGTTTGGTAGTAAGGTTAGAAATTTATTAGCTTCTCCAGAGTATTCACAGATCTTTGGAGATGTTAGACTAAGAGAAGACGCTAAGGCCAAAGGGAAGTGGGAAACCAATCATGGAGGCGAATACTTCGCCGCTGGAGTAGGAGGAGCAATCACGGGACGTGGTGCGGATCTTTTAATTATAGATGACCCACACACTGAACAAGACTCTCTGTCCGAGGGGGCCATGGAGCGTGCATATGACTGGTATACATCTGGACCCAGACAGCGTTTGCAACCTGGTGGTTCGATTGTATTAGTTATGACTCGATGGGCAGAAGATGATTTGACTGGTCGTTTAATCAAAGCTCAAAAAGAACCTAAAGCAGATAGGTGGAAACAAATTTCCTTTCCTGCAATTATGCCGAGTGGTGATCCT